TTTCTGTAAAAAAAAGATCTACCTCCTGTTCGATTTCAGCAATATAGTCTGAAATCTGTTCCTTGATACGATCTTGAATCGAGGGCTTTGGAGATTCCTTTTTCTCTTCTAGGTTTTCTTCGTGGATCGTCTTTGCCTTTTCAAGCATGCTCTTGATCTTCTGATTGAAATAATCAAGAGACTCTTGTGGCAACTTACAGCCGCGAGATATCATTCGAGCCTGATAACAGATCGTAGAAGGAATGTCATTGTTATCAAGACGCTTTAGGAAACGAATTTCCTTCTTATCACGAGGATAGTGATCGAAGAGAAACTTTACGATTCCCTTCTTATCATAAAAGTAGTTGTACCAGTTATAAGCCTTCACGAGAGTGGTACGATCTGGTTTCTCTTCACCCCATGAAGGCTCTGGACCAAAGTACTTCTCATCAAAGAACTTGGGTGTACGGGCCCGAGTGTTTTTCTTACGAGAAGATTTGATGAGGTTTGGTCTTTTGGCCATTATAATTCTGCCTTCTCTATAATTTCAAAATCAGCAGTCAACCAACGCTTATCACCAGTCTGAATCGATTCAACAGCAATTAATCCTGGTTTTAGACTTGATTTCCAATCAAGTACTTTCCACAATTCGCCATTCTCACGCACGCGATTTTTACCATGATTGGTTTTACCACGAAGACGGATAATATTATTAATATCCATTTCAGACAAACTTAACATGCCAGGTGAAGCAAGACTCCATCATCCGAACGGTGTTTTCCCAGGTATCAGGAAACTGGGAAACCAGCATGCCGTTGGGATCACGACCGATAAATTCCTCACCAATCTTGGAAATTGTCACATCACCACTTGAGCAATTAACCGACTCCCAAGTTTCCGTGGAACGCCAATCCGACTTCTTCCATTCACTGAACATGTTCATCCCCTTATTCATCATATGTATATACTACCATATTCAGAATAATATGTCAACCATTTTTTTAATTAATAAAATCAATGGTTTATAGAGACCGCAGCAGAGCTTCCCATTCTACGATTCGAGCATCCCAGGAATAGAAGTTATCTATATAGATCTTCTGGAACTCGAGCTTTGACATATGATGGTCGTTCCAATAGTCCTCAATAACTGCATCTAACAGACGGGCAAACTTATTGGCATGCTTATTGCCGTCTTCGTCGAATTGATACATTAGAGCAAAGTTAGAGCATGTCTCGGGGAGAGCTGCGTGATTTGGGCAGATCACCGCACACTTGGCGCTCATTGCCTCAATTGCGGCAATACATGAAGTCTCTGGCCAGATATTTGGATATGCAAAAATATGAGCCTTCTTAAGCGCTTCACGGATTTCATCATTTGAAACGGCGCCGTGATAATTGATACCAGGGTGTTCTCGACAACGATCAAAGAGAGCCGTATATGGCTCATCTCGCTGCGGCCACCCATAGATATTAAAAGATGAGTAGACATCAAGAACGATCTTATCGCCGAACTTATTATAAAGCGCTTCAAAAGCTGGAACGAGAAGTTCTAGTCCTCGATGTGGAGTTGTGTGATAGATCAATCGAATTTGACCATCGTTTGGCTTCTCATGCTGTTCGATAGGAACAATAGCATTATGAAGGATTATAGATTCAGAATAAGGAATGCCATGGGCAAGATGATATGTCTGGAACTGATAATTCGAAACGAATACCAGCTTTGCAAATCTCTTTCGAGATTCTTCGTCACGGAGATGTTGTGATTCAGGGTCGTTCCAGGTATCATGAAGCCATAGAATGTTCTTCTTGTTTGGATCGATATCTCTGACACGAGAACAAATGATGTTAAAATCAGAAAGGAACTGATCGTCTAAACGATCGATCAGTCCTTCCTTCATCATTTCAGTTCCACCCTTGGCATTAATTACAGTGCCATCGTCAGATACTGATCCTGTATCGTCTAATCCAGTTACTGTGAATTTCATACAGCTACTTCCTCTTCAAGGAGTACAACAACGTCCTTTACTGAATCAAGACGGAATGAACGCCAACCACTTGCCTCTACATCCCAAACCGCGGCAACATTTGGATTTGCCTGACGCTTTGCTGTAAATCCTGACTGCTGCATTCCACCATTCTCTGGTGTTGGAATTACGTTTTCTCTAAGCGTACACTTCATTACTCGTTCAGTACCATCAACCTTGGTAAATGTTACCTCTACAATATGATCATGAAGTAGGTTAATAAGATATTGATTGTTCAATGTTTCACTCCATTCCTTAGTGTAATTATCATGGAATACACAATTACCGTCGCCTTCGTGTACCATTCACGCTTATCTGGGTCTAAATCAATCTGCAAGATCGGCTTCAATATAACCAGACTTCATGATATAACGCCTGCGTGGATCACCCCAAACATATGTTCCTGGAACTCGGACGAATCTCTTATTAGTCTCGTTTGGATTTGGATTAGCAATAGTAACCATTACATTCTTACCAGCCTTCCAGGCATTTATCTGATTGATTGCTCGAGCGGAATGATTATCAAGATAATCTTTTCGGGCGGCATTACGAAGCTTCTTGTTTACGTTTGGGCGCTCGCCCTTAGAAGTGTAATGATTTCCTGAAGCTTTCTTTCCCTTAGCCATAATATATCTCCACAATGTTAAAGTTCAGTTGATTATATATTCTATATATCAAAATGTCAATAGATTAATCCACAATATATGCTTTAAAACCCTTTATATGAATGCGATTTTCATTCATTTTTTGAGCTTTTATCCAAGAAGTAGCAGCTTTATTAGTAGGTTTTTCTTTAGACCATGCTGAAATTTTCTTATATACTTTTAATACCTGAGACTCATAATCAGAGCCCTCTGTGTTATCAATAATAAACATTTCTTTACCAAACAGTATCTGAAATTTACCAATATTCCTCTGAACATCTTTCCACATTTTAGATACAGTAGCATCTGGTAACGAACGTGCTCGCATTTTATTACGAGCTAATGCAGTCTCTTCATCGGTATTAACAAAAATCATAGAAACATCATACCCAAGTTTTTTTAATACTCGAATTTGTTTTATGATTTTTTCGTAATCTTTACCAGTCCCATCAATTACAAGACCAAGACGGCCGAGCAAATAACCTTTCTGTTTATTTTTTGTAAGTTCTTTTGCTCTCGTACGAATAGCCTGCCCTTTTGGCGAATAGATATTATCAGGTGTCATTTCCATGCCAGCATTCTTAAGGCCGCGCTCGAATGCATCATCAGAATTAACTAACTTCATACCAAGGGCAGTGAGGGCAGTTTTACCAACAATAAAAGATTTTCCAGACCCAGGCCCACCTGCAAGAAATACCGCTTTGAAAATTGCAGGATCATTTACACCTTCTTCTAGAGGTGTAAATTCTTTATGATTTGACATGGTATTACCTTATTTTTATTTTTAAATTATGTGGCTCTTACTTCCAATTCATTTCTTTCTTCATATTATATTAAACCGAGAATATTTATTAATTAATGATTAGTCAATTAGCAATAAATGAGACGCCATTTCGTTTGCTTCTTGAAGACTACATTCAAATTCTCTTGAAACCATCCGGATAAATTCTTCCATAGTTGGATTATCATTTTCCTGCCGGAAAGCTTGCCACATATATTCAATTTTATTTTCCATTATACTAACTGAGCTCCTAACATGATTGCTCCTACAAACATTGATTTGATTTCAACAGATGTTGCTGATTCATCCAAGGCATCTGTACGAATAAGATCTTGCATCAGCTCCTGATATTCAGATTGATCAATGGAACCACTTTCAAAACTCTTAATTAATCCCTGAGCAAGCTTTGCTCTTTCTTCTGCCCAAATATCACCACATGTTGTGAGTTGTTCCAAGTCTTCCTTATACGACATTAAAACCTCCACATTACCGCTGATGCAGACTTCTTAGCCTGCGTGATTAGAATCTTTTTCTTTGCCTCGCAATAGGCAGGAGAGCCTTCCTTTTCCAAACTTCTAGTATAGAAGTCCTCAACAGTCCTCTGCATGGGCTCTATGAGCTTAATTACGTCCTGCTGAAGCATCCCTTTAGACTCTGAGTATAGTTGAAACCAGAGCAAATCATCTCTGATCTCTACGATCTGGGCGAGATGGGGCTTTGTGCAGTCTAGACGTACGGTCTTAGTATAAACGTCAATGATCTTGTAGCTCTGATTGTCATCCCAGAAGGATGGCAGAACATCACTGAGGCTGCACGCTGAGAGGGTCAGCGTAATGACTAGTGCCGACAGTATTTTTTTCATTTTCTTTCCTCATTGCATGATATTCTTTGCAGAGGTCTTCAAACATATTAAAGATCTTTTGGAATCTCATATTATATATACTCTCCAGTCCAATAAGGGCATTTGTAATATCGTCGGTGGACATATCTGTTTCAATGACATTCTCATAGAGAAGTTCAATGTCATCTATGACATGCCAGGCCTTCATAATCTCTTGCTCAAGGTCAAAGATTTTCATTTTCTTATCCACTTCTTCTTTACCATACTTTTTACACATCTTCTATCACCTCATACTTTTCCACATCATCGGCAGCCTGACGTAACCATTTAGCAAGTTCTTCTTTTGAATCTGCGCTGATTGTCACAGCATTTAAAGTATGTGGAATAATAGTATCACCCTCTTCCATAAGGTCTGGATAAGCCTCTACTAACTCGTAGACTACTTCACCATCGTATGTTGTCTTTCTAGCCTGATAACGCCAGCCCATTTTATCCTCGCCTCATCTTTGCAACTTCTTCAGCTCATTTCT